GACCGTGACGAGGTAGTAAATAAGAGTATTGAAGAATTTGAATATCATTGTGACATGGTTCGTATGATGGGCTATGGCAAAAGTTTTCAGGACTTCAAGGTAAATGTACATATTTCAGGTAGACGTGGCCCACAAGGTATTAGAGATGTGTACAATAGATTATCGCCAGAAGCGAGAAACACACTTACATTAGAGAATGAGGAATACACACATGGACTTACAGACTGCTTATCATTATCTGACCTCGTACCTACGGTCTTGGACATACATCATAATTGGATCCGGGAAGGTGAATATATTCAACTTGCTGACGACCGTGTTCAGAGGGTTATTGACAGTTGGCGCGGCGTACGCCCTACTTTACATTATAGTGTCAGTAGGGAAGATTATCTTGTTGAACACCCCCGACACGAACTTCCCTCCCATGATGCGTTGATTAAGCAGGGATGCAGTAAACAAAAACTTCGGGCACATAGTGATGACTATTGGAATGAAGCCGTGAATGATTGGGCATTGACATTCCTTGATAAATTTGATATAATGTGTGAGAGCAAATGGAAAAATCTAGCCAGCTTTAAACTACATGAAAGAACTAAATGTTTGAGAAAATAAAAAACTTATTTAAGAAACCCGAACCAGTAACAGAAACAGTTAAGAAACCTAGTAAACCTAGAGAAAAGAAAAGTGAACCTGTACTAAGTGATAAAGAAAAAGCTACGGCAGCGGGTGAACCTTACATCAATATTACTAAAGTTGATATCGATCCAGCTAATATCAATAACGGTGCATTTGAACTAGACTGGAATGATAAATTCCTTCTGAACTTGATCCGTGCAGGATACAAACAAAAAGACTCTGATACTGATGATGTTATTGTGGACCGCTGGTTCCAAACTGTTTGCAGGAATATCGCACTAGAGGTCTATGAGCAGGAACAAGCAGATCCTACTAACCGTGATACAAGGAATATCCGAACACGTGATTTGGGTAACGGACGTACAGAAGTTAGTTGACAACAAGTCAATATTAGTGTACAATAACTGAATACTAACTCAATCCTTTATTATTATGCGTTACGCACTTATTGACACAGCAAATACATTCTTCAGGGCACGACACGTTGCCTCACGTAATAGTGATGCTGAAGAAAAAGTAGCAATGGCCTTACATCTTACACTTGCATCAGTCAATCAGATTGCCCGTAAGTTTGGTGTGGATCACACAGTGTTCTGTTTAGAAGGCAGGTCGTGGCGTAAGGATCATTATGAGCCTTACAAAAAGAATCGTATTGTTGACGCACAATCACAAACTCAAAGTGAAAAAGAAGAAAACGAAATGTTTTGGGATACGTATGAAAAATTCACTACGTTCCTAAAAGAAAAAACAAACGTATCAGTATTGAGGCATGAACGTGCTGAAGCTGATGACATGATTGCCCGTTTCATTCACTTACATCCTGAAGATGAACATTACATTATCAGTAGCGATACCGATTATGTGCAACTGATTACAGATAAAGTGAAACAATATAATGGTATCACTAATCAACTGATAACACTAGAGGGTTACTTTGATGACAAAGGTAAGATTATCAAAGATAAGAAAACTAAAGAACCTAAACTACTCGGTGATCCTCAGTGGCATCTTTTTATGAAATGTATGCGGGGCGATAGTAGTGACAATGTGTTCAGTGCATATCCAGGTGTGCGTGAAAAGGGTAGTAAGAATAAAGTTGGATTGACTGAAGCTTACGAGGACCGTAACAAGCAAGGATTCAACTGGAATAACATGATGCTTCAAAGATGGGTTGACCATAATAATGTTGAGCATCGGGTAAAAGATGACTATGAGCGCAACCGTGTACTAATTGACTTGACTGCACAACCACAAGAAATCAAAGATTTAGTTGATGCACGTATCAAAGAGAGCGTTCGTACAGTTACGACTCCTCAAGTAGGAATACATTTTATGAAATTCTGCGCTAAATATCAGTTGACAAAAATTAGTGAGCAAGCAGAAACATATGCTAAATGGTTGAATAGTCCTTACAAAGGTAGTTTAGTATGAATGACCTCAAATTTACTACTGCCGGCGATTATATGAATACAGTAATAGAAGACCTAATGTATCGTTCTGGATTGACAGCGGATGGTTGTTGGGATCAAATGGATGAATATGACCGTAAAGCTATTGAGAAGTTTGCCGTGTTGATTGTTCAGGAAATGTTAGTAACTTGTGAAGAACATCCTGCGTGGACTGGTCGCATGATCGGTGAACAGATTAAACAACATTTTGAAGTTGAAGAATGAAACTTGAAGAAATAATTCTTTACCCAGATAGAGTTGAAAATATTAAAAAATACAATAACATTTTTAATAATTCAAAGACTAGTCCAGCGTTTGGAGAATTATTATTATCACACGTATTCTCAACCTCAGAAGATTATTTTGGATTATTCAATCAACAAAGACAATTAGTTTCAATATTACATTTAAATGTACGAGACCTCGGATTATGGCAAATAACGTACACTCAAACTGAAAGTGATTATCAAGGTCAGGGGTGTTTTAGATATCTACTAACAAAGGCAGTTGACACTCACGGAACAATTTTAAGTGATGAGCACCAGACAAATAGTTCAAAAAAAGCTTGGCAAAGTTTAATCAAATATCCTGGCCCCAATTTATCAATATTTACATACAATACAACCACACATGAAAAAAATTCAGCCGTTGATTATTCTGAAGATGAAATATGGAATAATAAAACAATTCCGGTATTAATGATAACAGCACAAAACAATATTCTATCTGATAGAGATTCAATTATGAAGCAATTAAAAGAAAATACAGGTATTGATAGAACAGAATATGGTATTTGGTATGGGCCAAATAGTAGTTACGGTAAATATTTAAATCCTTAAAAAATATGACAACATACACCACACCTGACAGTACTATCAGAACAATACACAAAGACGATCCAGACTTTCATATTACCAACGGTATCACTATGACACCACGTGCTGGATTTGAAATTTTAGGTAAATGTCCTAATGAATACAAAAAAATTATTCTACAATCTTATCAAAATGGCTGGCTTAAGCCAGTAGCATATGTAAAAGAATCAGAATATATGTGGGAAAAATTAAATGATTGATGTTACCATGACCCGTGAGCAAATCATTACTGACATGTGCATTACATACAGACACGATTATGGGTTAGATAGACTACCAACTGATCCTCCATGGATAGCAGGAATGACAAGTGAAGAACGTAAAGGTTTGTGGGACACTATGGCACAAATCTATGATAACAACATCAAACCTAATATGGATTTACAAAATGGCAAGTCTAAGTGAATACTTTGAAAAGAATCGGTACAAGCCTAAATATGAGTTTATGGCTAGAGTTACCGGGATGTATGGAAAGATTCGTTGGATTGGCAGTGTGGGTAATGATACTGTTATCAATGAACAACGTGGACCTGAATTACATATTCATTTAGATTTACCATTAAAGATTGACGGAGTGTACACAAATATGTTAGTATGTACACATAAAGGTGTATCAAGGTTAACTAACTTTGATGATAAACCTGAAACAAAGAAAAGAAAAAATGATAACTGATAAAACACTAATCGCTAAACCAGTCGTAAAGAATCAATATTGGATTGTTACTAATGGTAAAGAAAAAGTAGGTAATGTATTAGCTGACGGTACTGGCTTTGAAGTTAAACTGAATGGTAACAAAACACATTTCAAAAATACGAACGCTATCAAAAAATTAACAAACATTGAGTTTGAGTCAGTACAAAAAACAAACAAAACAACTAATAGTTTACCTTACAAAGTTTATCCTACACCAAACAAAGTATTCAATAGTGTATTAGATATCAAACGAAAATTACATTTATTTACACTAAGTCAGAATAGTAAATGTTATCAGGTAGCAGGATGGTTTCTTTTAAAGCAGGATAATGAAGAAAAAGTAGTTTTTTGCCCTAAATACATCTTTATTCAACGATATGAGTATCAAGGTCCATTTAAAACTGAAACCGAGGCAAAAACATTACTAAATAAGTAATGAGTATGTATATTAAGAAGTTCATTGATAGAGTTTCATTGGGTGAAAGTAAACAGTCCAGAGACATTGTACTTCCCATTAGTGAGGCTAGATTTTTGCGTGATGAGTTGAGTAAATTATTAGCTGATAATAATGACTTATTGCAAAATAAAACTTCAATGGAGCCTGTATTTCAGGTAGAAATAAACGGTGGTAAATTTTAATGTCTAGGACGCAAGCAAAAGTATTATTAGAGTTGGTAGATAAGAACACCTACAAGTGCGACCAAATTGTAGAAGCGTCTGGTATTTGGGCTGTATTTTTTGAAGGTCAGCCTATCAATTTGAAAAGCCAACATTACTTAGATAAAGATGTAACTCCCAAATACAAAAAGACCAGCTTTAGTAATCCAGGACATGCACGTAATTTATGTAAGAAACTAAACACACAATTCAAAACTGATAAGTTTACAGTGGTGTTTATGAATACTGGTAGAGTAGTCTACCCCGATGAGTAAGTCTCTCAAAGAAACAATAACAGAAGTTGTATTGGCACAACTTCCTGAATCATTACAACAAGAAAAAAACACCACAACTGATAAATTGTTATTCAAATGGTGGATGACCGGTCGACAAGATGGGTTACGATTGACAGATGTAGGTGACTTGGCTTTTAGAACGGCTGATATTGAATATTATCAGTATGAACTAAAACTACAGCCTGAAACACAATATCACGCCTACATATTAGAACTAAATAAAAAAATCAAATGCCCCTATTACATGGGGGTAAATAAAGATGGGAAGAAGGCGTTTCCTTACATACGATTTTATGACAGCAAAATTGCTATGCTGATTAGTTTGTATGGAAATGTAAATGAATATTTAGATAGCATAAAGGTGAACAAATGACTGAAGAAAAGCGTAGTAAAAACCCGTTTATCAATTTAGCTAATGCCGCTAAAAAAGATAATAAGCATCCTGGATTGGGTAAAGCCCCAAAAACTCAAGGACCTAAACCAAGTAAGGGCAACGGTGGTGCCACAGTAGTTCGTAGAAGTGGGCGCGGAGGCTAAATAGTTGTCAACGAAACCAACGGCTGAGGCGTTGTATATATGTAGACAATAAAAATCTACTTCATTAACATAAAGGAAACTTAAAATGAAAACATTAGTAATCGCAACCCTATCAGCATTATCATTGACAGTTTTTGCCGCTGAACCAGCAAAAGCTCCAGCAACAGTTGCTCCAGCCGCAACAGCACCAGCCGCAACAGCGGCAGCTCCTGCTAAAACTGAAGCACCTAAAACTGACATGAAGTTAGCTAAGAAGAAAGATAGTAAACCTGCTGACACTAAAAGTGGTGCAGCAACGGCTGCTCCAGCAAAAGCTGAAGATAAAAAAGCCGAAGCTTCTAAGAAGTAATCCATACAGACTCTCAGCAATCAGACTTTGGGGATTAAGTTCTACTGAAGTATTGATTGATGATGAGGACATATTAGTTAATTCCCGTCGGATTGTATTGAAGGTTGAAACTTCACTACATGAAGACGAGGAAGTAAGTGATTATGTCGCACTGAGATTATTCCTAGCAAGGGAAACGGCTATGCTAAAATATAGAGAAATCTATGATAAGGCATAAATATGTATGAAGTTACGAGTTCTTCATAAAAACTCAATTTTAAACACATAACACACACAGGAGAATATTATGTTTAACACAGCAACTTACGCCTTTATTGATGGCGTTTCAGACTTCAAAAAGCAAGTAGTAGAAGCAACCGTTCAACACGACGGTATCAAAACAGCACTCAACAGTTTTGTTGATGCACAAGCAAAATACACTAAATCAGCCGCAGATGCAGGAATGCAATCTATGATGGCTTTAGGTATGATTTTCACAAGCAAAGATTTTTACACAGAAATGGGTGACCAATTCAAAGCAATGGTTCCTGCTTTTAATACAAAAAAAGCGAAAGCTAAGTAATCATGTTTTCAACAATTATCACAATCATTACTATGACTGTGGTTGCAATAGTAATCCCTTTATTGGGATTACTATCTGACCAATCGTATGGCAGTCAATTAGAACAATACATCAATAGTAGAAATCCTAAAGATGCAGGTGATGTTGAAAGAATGACTAATGACTTTCAAAGAAAAACACAACAGAGGTATCTATGAATAAAATCAAACAATTCTTACAATCAGTAGTAAAAGCATTACAAGACTACAAAGTCTACAAAGCTGGTAAAGTAAAATAAGGAAACATATGTCAGAAAACAATTTTCCAAAGATGCCCGAATTGCGAGTATCAAAAAATGGTTATGAATTGCGTACCGATATTTTAGCTATGGCAAAAGATATGGTTCAACAAGAATATTCAAGTAAGTTTGCTGGATGGGAATTGACAGCCAAGCGTGATGAGAAGACAGGGCAACTTGTTAGTACAGTCACAATGCCAGAGTTTCCCGGATTAGACAAGATCCTAGAAACTGCTGAAAAGATGTATGGCTTTGTGAATCAAACTTCACAAGGTAAAAAATAAAAAAGCCCCGAAAGGGGCTATTTTTTTGTCTATGTAAAATCAAAGTTTGATATAGCCCCAAGATACCACTTGTGATGAACCGCTATTATTTGTAATACTGAATGTAAACACATTAGAAGATGTAGTAAGAACTGTGGCAGTACTAATAGTGCCCAATGTTCCAATGATTTGATTTGGTATTGAGTTGAGTACTAAGGCATTACCAGCTAAGTAATACCAAGCATATTGACTTCCAATTGCCGGCACATTTGTGTTTGTAAGAGTTACTGTAGCGTTCCATACAATAATACCGTTAGGAATATTCCCGTTGACCCACATTGAGTAAGAAGCATTTGCCGGGACAGTAATACTTACTGTGTTGACGCCTGGTGCTAAAGTCCAAGAGCCTGTTACTTTGTATTCAGCATAAGTTATCTCGGATGTAGTAGAATTATAGTACAATACATTACCGACGTTACCTGTATCATTTCGTACAGGTTTGACTGTAAATGTATTTGATGTGGTTTGATTTAAACCAAGACCGGTAGCGTTGATAATAATTGAGTTATTTGGTTGATTTAGATTACCAGCAAATGCGCCTATTGCTACTGCGTTTGAACCTTGTGTTTCATTACCAGCTTGTAATCCAACAGCCACAGATGTAAGACCTTGTGCATTAGATCCTGCTGAGGGTCCGATAGCAACTGATCTTATGCCTTGTGAATTATTACCAGCTAAGGCTCCTACAGCTACTGCCGCTAAACCTTGCGTGTTACTACCTGCACTGTATCCAATTGCCACACTTCTTGTGCTTTGTGAATTAGTACCTGCAAATGTACCTATACTAATACTGTTAGTTCCCTGAAAAACATCACCTGCATAATAACCTATACTTACGCCGTATGGTTGTTGAAAATTATTAGCTGAAAAGGTTCCAATTGCTATTGATTCTTGTTGTTGTTGACCATAACCTGCTTTGTAGCCCATTGCTATTGAGTTAGCCAGTTGAGTAGAGTATCCAGCAACAGTACCTATAGCAATACTATTAGAACCTTGACTAGAAAATCCTGCACTGGTTCCTATTGCTATTGCTTTATTACCCTGTAATTGATATCCGGCAGCTGAACCAATTGCCATTGATACAACTCCCTGAGTGACTACACCTGACTGAAAGCCTATCGCAATAGAATTATTTCCTTGGCTTGATTCACCGGCTTGAAAACCTAAAGCAACACTGTTTGCGCCCTGAGTAGATAGCCCGGCATTACCTCCGATAGCTATCGCTCTATCACCTTGAGATATATAACCTGCTAAATTACCAATTGCTATTGTATTGCCAGGACTTGACATAACTATGCTGTTCTGTGTAACTGCAATATTTCCAGGAACTGTAAATACATTAGTAACTTTGTTGAATGAAAAATTAGTTGCCGCACTAAAAACGCCTGCGTCATTGAATTGAATTTGTGTAGAGGTTCCTGCTACGGCTCCTCCAGCGGGGCCTGTAGCACCGGTCGCACCTATAGGGCCACCACTTGGCCCGGTAGCTCCGATTGGTCCTGTAGCACCTGTACTACCATTATTACCGGTAACACCTGTTGCTCCTGTTGAGCCTGATCCAGTAGCACCTGTACTACCGTTATTACCAGAAGGGCCAGTAGCACCTGTAGTACCATCATATCCGGTAGCACCTGTACTACCTTGAATACCTGTACTTCCTGTTAAGCCCGTTGCACCTGTTGCTCCATCTAGACCAGTAGCGCCTGTACTTCCTGTTACGCCAGTAGCGCCTGTACTTCCTGTTAGTCCAGTAGCACCTGTACTTCCTGTTAGTCCAGTAGCACCTGTACTTCCTGTTACGCCAGTAGCGCCTGTACTACCAGTGTAACCAGTAGCACCTGTACTTCCTGTTACGCCAGTAGCGCCTGTACTACCTGTTACGCCAGTAGCGCCTGTACTTCCTGTTACGCCAGTAGCGCCTGTACTACCTGTTAGTCCAGTAG